TCTCACCTGTGCTTGGAACTGAGAGATCTGCTGAGCCGTTTCCGGACGCTGCTTCATACGCTTTTTGCGGCGCACGATAAGAAGGCGCTCGGCTTGATCGATATCGCGCAGCTGGCGGATTGCCATAGCGTCCTCGATGTCAAGCTCACCCGCAGCGATAGACGCTTGGATGTTCTGCTCAAGGTACATACGGTCTACCTCGTTCATATCTGTTACCACGCGCACACCGAAGTTGTACATCGGAAGCTTAGCGAAGCTGGTAAGAACAGCCATATTCTCGCGACCAATAGCGGTCTCATATGCTCGGTACAGGATAGACTGAGGAGGCAGGATCTGCAAGCACTTAACTACGTCCTCACATACCTTGCGGTACAGAACCAGAGATGCGTTGGTGATGTCGTAAAGTGCGTTGTTTGCTGCTGCCAATTGCTGTTGGCGTACACCTACAAGTTGGTCTCCCTTCGGGCTAGAGCCATCCATCACCTCGTTGATGCCCGTAGCATCACGAATCATACGCAGTGCGTGGTTGTAGATGGTGATGAGCTCGTTGATGTTGCGGATAGCGTTATCCAATGGACGGATAGGCGGGTTCTGGAAGCTACCATCAGGGTTTTTACTGCGGTAGTAGAACACACCAGTCTGCTCGTAGATGTCTTGGATGTCCAGAGGCTGGAGTTCTCCACCACGACCGAGCTGTACGTTTTCCAGACCCTCGATGTCCACGATCAATCCATCAGGCTTAGCCTTCGCAATGGACTGCTGAAGCTTTAGGTGGGTGATCTGGATCTGGTCAGCAAAGCCGATAACAGAACTCACCATTGACTTAGGGATCATCCGGCGGATGTTGGTAGCCACAGCACTGTAGCTCATCTTCGTGCGGGTAAGGTCGTGTACGTTCTTCGGGATGTTCTTCTTTACTCCGTAGTCAAAGATGTACTCCGTGCCTACGATGAACTTACCTCCGTAGAGCGTTTGGTTTTGCATATAAACGGCCTCACGGTCGTATACGCTCTGCTGCGGTGCGTTGTACTTATGGCCCTTGAAGTAGAAACCGATGTTTCCAAAGCGAGACTCCTTCTTCTCAAAGATGATGTTGTCTACGCTTACGAACTCAAAGTCCATCACGTCGATGGTGTACTCGTCGTATCCGTAGTAGTAACGCTCCATACCCACGTCGTACTGTGAGTTCATAAAGCGGTTGGGATCGTTACCAAAACGATTCATAACCGTGCGAGCCATATTCTCGTACTGGTCCTCGGTGAACTGATCACCAGCAATACGCTTTAGCTCAGCGATGCTCATACGCTTGATGTGTCCAGCGTAGATGATGTCGCTAAAGGTAGGATCGTTGGTGAAGCTGTGGATGAAGTAGGCAGGGTCAACGTACTCCTCTACGATTCCGTAGTTCGGGTCGTTGCTGCGCTTGACAACAGCCATACCGCAGCTAACCAAGTCCTCTACGTTGCGACGGAAGATCTTCTCATCGAAGTCGTTCCAGTCCAGCGTAAGGTTGGTTCCGATCTGTGCGGCAATCTCAGCTGCCGTCTTTACGTTGGTCTCAAGAAAGATCTCTGCCTCTTCAGCAGTATCAGGCAAAGCGTCAGGATCAACAGCAGTACGGAGACCGCTTTCCTTTGCTTCCTTCAGTACGTCCTTGTTCTCGATGAAGATCTTGACCTTGTTCTTCTCAATGTCCTTCTCGCTGCGGCTTAATGGATCGATAGCCTCGAGGTTAGGGTAGAACTTGGCAGAAAGAATCTTGTTTACTACAATCTTTACGAACTTAGGTACGATAGGTACTGGAGTCCAGTCAAGGTTTACCAGTGAGCCATCTCCGTTGTTCGGATCTAGTGAGGTGAGGATTTGCTTGTAGATAGAGGTGTCTTGCGTACCGTTGGCGTAGTCTCGTGAAATCTCAAATTCCTTCCAACGCTTGCTGTAGAGTGAGCCCTCCCACTGGGCACTACCCCACTGTCCGTAGATAGCCTTAGCATACTGAAGGCCATAGCCTTTGCTAGCCTTAATCTCGTGTGATGCTAGCGGGTCGGGGAACGTAGAATCGTATCCGCCGCTTTTAACTGAGTATTGATCCATTTATCGCAGTTTATACACAAAGGTACAAGTTATCTTAGCGCGTAATTTCCTTACCCTTGCGGAAGAAAACCTTGTCGTTGAAGTCCGCTTTCTTGACTTGTTTTACCTGTTTTTGTGCTGCGAGAAGTGCTAATCCAGACGAAATCGTCAAGTCAAACTTGGTTCGATCGTCAATCTTAAAGTTAATCCAATCCTCTAGTGTTCGGTTGAAGTACATCCTGCCAAACATTCCAGTCTCGTTGTGAAGGCCTACGTGGTCGTGGATGTACGCCTCAATTGCCTGAGCGTGAGCCTGGATTACGTCTTGGCTGTTGGATGGGATACCCTTAGTCTTGACGCTTGACTTCATTGCTGTTGTAGCAAGGTGGTCTGGACGTGCCATCAGGTACTCGTCGTAGCCCCGTGTTTCAAAGTAGCGAGCAATTCCGTATTTGTTGTTTTCTATTAGCACAGGATAACCGTAGAACACCGCGGCCATAAGCACATCCTCGTAGAAGATCTTTGCAAGTGGCGGACGACTAGCGTATTCCGCTACGAACATATTCGCCGGATGCTCCATTGAGAACTTGTTGTAGACGTGGCACGCACCCTTTGATGCTCGGTAGTCAATAGTAGTGTCAAGGTCATAGGAGTCAACACCCATTACGCCAAACGCAGAGTTAGGAGCTACCAATTTGTTGTTCTCGGTCTTTCGTTTATTTCGAATATCGGGAGGAGCAAGCCACGCTACTCTCCATCTTCCATTTGGATCTGGAGCAAACACAACCTCTGTGTCCTGCTTTCCGTCCTTCCACTGGAAGTTTCCGATGATCACTGGATTTGGGAACAGCTCTTCGTTATGTTGAATCTGCTCGTAGATCTTCTGGATGTTGAACAGCGAAGACTTCGTTGAGTCGCGGAACGCTTCGTCTTCGGTAAATGGGAACTGACGGATGATTTCGTTTAGTTCGTAGCTGTTGTTCTGCTGTCCCTTGCGCTCGTTCTTTAGAAAGGTACGTGCTCCAATTGAAGTGAACGTCCCATCCTCAGTCATCACTGGCTGCTCTGGATCCTCAATAATCGGAAGTCCGTACTGGTCAAAGAATCCCTCCAAAGCTTCGTATGCCGGAATGAAAATCTTATACAGACCACTCTTGGTACGTCCGTTCTCGTTGCGATCATTAGGGTCCGAGTCGTAGTACAAGTCTCGGAACTCGCGGCCTCCCTTATCGAGTGGGTTTACCGTAGAGCCAACCATTGCCTTTCCAATCACCTTGCGACCAACGAGCAAACAGGTGCGGTGGATGCGCCATACTTCACGTATGTCATTAGGATTCAACCACTTACCGGCCTCATCGAGAAACAACATATGGGTCTTGCTACCGTCGTATGCGTTGTTGGTTGTGTTCTTCCAGTTGATGATGGTGTCTAGTGCCTCGCCGCGGTAGGATGTCTTGTTCTTTTTGGTGATGCGCTTGGCAGGTTCACGGAACGCAAGCTCCATCCGTGGGTTGGTGGTACCGTCAAGGATAGGCTTTAGGAAGAATGGGTAGCTACGGAAGATGGGTACAATCTTTGAGCCGAACACGGCCTCTTGAGCGTCTGTACCTGTCTTACTCATAATGCCCAACAGCTTCTCAGTTACCTGCGATCCCTCGTCCACCAGCGTAGCAGCGCTCATATTGGTGTATCCAGAGCGTCGACACTTGGTGTATATCTGGCCAAGACACCGAGGATCAGCCTCGCACGCCGCAAAGTGTGTGAACAGCTTACGCTGGAAGTCTAGGTATCCCGGGTATCCGATGTCAATCTTACTCCACTGAAGAAACATATAGTGGTGTCCAGTGATGTACGTTGGAACACCATTATTCATAAACCAAAGACCTTCTCTCCTGCGACGAAACTCCTCCTCAATGTACGGGCTCCACTTCTGTTGGAACTCACGAGGTGCCTCGTACCAGTCGTCCATACTCTGGATCTGCTGTAGCTCACGCGGCATATCCTCTCGTACCCACCGTTGGTTCACTTCTGGTGAACTTGCGTACAGGATATCCTTTGGCATAGCCGGAAGCTGAATCAGGATAGACTCAATCTCAATGATGGGACCATCCGACCCATTGGGACAGATGTTCACCACCTCTTTGCCGTCTATCATCTTCAGCCCTGCCATCACTTCTTAGCCATTCGTTCTGCAAATCCTCCCTTGAAGTCCTTCTCCTCCTCAAAGCCACCGGACTCCTCCAAATCACCAATCAGCTGTTCTAGCTTCTGGCGCTCCACAATAAGCTCCTTGCAGGCTAGTGCCGTATCCTTGATGGCCTGAAGTTCCGCTTTGCGAGCAGAACCAGTAAGTTCTGGGTCTACCGGCTTGCGGATCTCCTCGGTCATATTGTTGATGGCAGCCTCCATAGCAGAGATGAGGTTCTTCGCTGCCTGAGCAGTGGTGAACTTTACTTCTTTACGCATAGCAGGTGGTGAATTTGCATACGCCACAGCTTGCGCCCGTTGATGTCCATCTCGTAGTCAGCGTCCTTGGCAAAGAACACCACGTCGCCAACAGCAAGACCTTCTGACTCCAGCCACTGGCTGCCGTATACAATACGTCCCCAGCGCTTCTCCGGCTCCTTAAACGTAACTAATTCGATAATATCGCTCTTTAGTTCTGGCTCTACATCAACAGGCTCTAGGAACACCCAGTCAGCAACAGCCAACAGCGTTCCGTCTGGCTTCTCGATCAGGTAGGCTTGGTTAGCGCTACCACCAAACGGGTCGTAGTTGACGCGGTAGATCTTCTCCTTCAGGTCAACAACCTGCGTGTCGTTGATGGTGACGTGGTGGTGATGGAACACGTAGTCTCCAACCTCAACCTGAGAGTCAAACTTAGCTGGAACACCAACAACCTTAGCCTTCATCGTGCGGTACTGGAATTCGTTGAACTTGGTGTCAACGTAGATCTCGGTATCTCCGATCTTCATCGTATCATTAACAGCCGACGGGATGTGTACCAATATATGGTATAGTGGTTTCATATGAAGTGATTTAAATTAAAATTGTAAGTCAGTTACAACTAGAAGTTGATTTCTAATGAAGTTAGAAATTACAGTCGTACTCCACAATGGTAGGCATTCCCTCGATAGACTTCCACAACATAATGCCGTTGTCTTTTTTCAGGTAAATAAGGTAACGACGTTCGCCGTGG